TGATAATATGGAGCAATAAAATATGCAAACTGTTGGATACAAATTAAAACCTTTTACTGTCTATGGTGTAAAGCCAGGAGTTCTTACTCCTGATGATGCATTCGCAGAAATCAATGAAACATCTTTCGCTGGTAAGTGGAAAATAATCGTCTTCTATCCGAAAGACTTCACATTCGTATGCCCTACTGAAATCGTAGCATACGACAAACTTGTAAAAGACTTCGACGATCGCGATGCCGTTCTCATGGTCGGTTCTACTGACAATGAGTTCTGTAAGCTGGCTTGGCGCAATGCGCACGAAGATCTAAAGAAAACCAATCACTGGTCTTTCGGTGACACCAAGAAACAGGGTATTGATGAATGGTATGATAAAGATGAGCCTACTGGTCTTGCCGAACAACTCGGTGTTATGCACTCAAACGGTGTTGCATTGCGCGCGACGTTCATCGTCGACCCAGATAACGTCATTCAGCACGTGACCTGTAACAATTTAAGCGTCGGTCGTAGCCCAGAAGAAACTCTGCGTATTCTTGATGCGCTTCAGACTGGTGCACTGTGTCCTTGTAATCGTTCGGTTGGTGGCGCCACTCTGTGAAGCAACTAATCTTTGATATTGAAACACTTGGCAGTGATTCTAACTGCATTTGTTTATTGGCTTCGTTTCTCGTCTATGACTTGAAAGAGGATTCTCACACTCCGTTGAATAGTTTAAGACACAGAGTAAAGACATTCAAACTAAGCATTGACGAACAATCCTCTGTATATCAAAGAACAAGTGACCCAGACACAGTTAAGTGGTGGAAAGAGCAACTTGCTTATGCGCCACAGCTTAAATCTATTTTATCCCCGACACCAGAAGATCTTACCGTCGAGCAGTTCTACGAACAGTTATCCGCTTGGCTAGTAAAGCAAGGTTACAATAAAGATACAGATTGGGCTTGGCAACGCGGAACTCTTGACATCATGGTTCTTGATTCTATGTTTAAGCAGACTGGTCTCAATCAGAAACAACTTCCTATTTACTGGTGGAAGATCCGCGACCTGCGTACAGCCATTGACTTGACTGCATTCCCAGATAAGATGAATGGTTACACTAACGATGCTTGGGATAAAGCACCAAAAGTTATTGAAGGATTTGCTAAGCACGACCCAGTCTGCGACATTCTGATGGAAGTTATGCAACTGCGCGACTGTGGTATTTTTAATTATGACGAAATCCCATTTTGATATGGCAATTTACGAATATAATTGCGAAGAGCATGGCTTGTTTGAACGGCTGGTTAAGATGTCTGATTCTGACCAGCTTCAGCAATGTCCAGTCTGCGGAAAAGAATACCATAGAAATGAAACCATAAGTAGTGGTGGATCTTTTCAGCTGAAAGGCGATTGGTTCAAAACAAAAGGAACATATTAATGAAAAACATTGTAATTTTTAGCAAAACAAACTGCCCATACTGCGTATCGGCAAAACAATTTCTATCATCAAAGGGATATACCTTTGAAGAAAAGATGGTTGGCGTAAATGCCACGCGCGAAGAGTTGCTTGAAGCAGCACCAAATGCGCGCACCGTTCCGCAAATTCTAATCAATGGTAATTTGATTGGTGGGTATGACGACCTAGTAAAGAACTGGAATACTATCAAAGAACAATATCTACCCGAACAGACTTTCTTGGCAGAATAATATGTTACAGAGATCATACGATAATTATACTGCTGTTCGCGAAGATATCAGTAATATGACTTGGCCGAAACACGACAAATTTACATTGAACATAATTGTTGATGACTATGAGAAAGGCATAAAACCAGCCATCGAATTGCTTCAGAAATCAGGAATTATGAAGAATCGTGGCGTCATTCAAGCTGGTGGGCATTGTGGATTATATCCATATGCATTCACAGAATTCTTTGATATGATATTTACATTCGAACCTAATGCTCTTAGTTTTCATTGTCTAGTAAATAATTGTCAGGGCGAAAATATTATTAAGATGAATGTTGCTTTAGGTAAAAGCACAGGACGAGTTAAATCTTTTTCAGTTGCTTCTAATAATACAGGCATGAACCAAGTAAAAGATTCTGAAAATGATGTTTACTATGTTCCAATGATTGCGCTAGACAGCCTTGCGTTGACCGATATCGATCTAATCGAATTAGATCTAGAAGGATATGAGTATGATGCTCTCTTAGGAGCCAAAGAAACAATTGAAAGAAACAAACCAGTATTGATAATCGAAAATGCTACTGACGAAATTAAACAGTTTCTTTCTACTCTGGGATACGTTGAGTGGAAGAAGATAAATAGACTTGATATTCTATTTGTTTTGGAATCAGATTTGGAATTATTAAATAAATCACAATGATTTGTTAAACGGAGATAACTGTGGGATTTGCTAAAGATAAGATGGCACCGACCGCGATGGGTGGCACGGAATTAATGAAATATGGTTTATCTTCAAGAATACCTGATGGATTGTTGGACGACTTTCAGATTTTTCTTTCGCGCGTGCATGAAGAACTAGATCCAAACAAAATCAAAATCTATTGGCATCATGATTTACCATGGGATCCTGCGGCGACTCACCTAAAAGAAACATGGCATCAGTTTGACCACATCGTGTATAACTCGAACTGGCAAGCGGATATGTTCAATAAGGTTCTTGGTGTTCCTTATCATCGTTCTTCTGTTTTAGAGAATGCGATTGAACCAATCGAATATAAAGTTAAGCCATCTAGAACTGATGGTATTATTCGTATTATCTATCACACCACACCGCATCGTGGTCTGGAACTTCTTGTTCCTGTTTTTGAAAAGTTATGCGAGAAGCACGACAACATTCAACTTGATGTTTATTCGTCATTCAAGATTTATGGTTGGGGCGAACGTGACGCTCAGTATGAAGCCTTGTTTGAACGATGCAAGAATCACCCGAAGATTAACTATCATGGGTCGGTTCCGAATACAGAAATACGCGCAGCCCTGCAGGATGCCGATATTTTTGCTTATCCGAGCATCTGGGTTGAATCGTCGTGCATCTCCATGATGGAAGCGATGAGCGCGGGAGTAATATGCGTTCATCCTAATTATGGTGCTCTGTATGAAACTTCTGGTTGTTTGACAAGAATGTATGGTTGGCACGAAGATCCTAATCAACACGCTGGTCGACATCTAGCAATCCTAGATGAAACTATTGAAGATGTAAAGGCTGGTAGGCACGTTGAAGAAGCCAACTATGTTAAGGCATATGCCGATCTGCGCTTTAATTGGAAAAGGAGAGCCTACCAGTGGCAGACTCTCCTCGAGAAATTGAAAACAGAAAAACCTGCTTCCAAGTTTATTACATTGAAATCTTAAAAAATAACTGCGCCGACGATGAAACCGACAACGAATAGAATGATTTCTTTTTTGTAAACTAGAACGTCTTGTAGCTTATTCATTTGTTACTCCTTATGCGCCCACCATTGCGGCGAACTTTTTGGTTTTCTCTTTTCTATCGTCAAGACCGTGAGTACCGCCATTGATTCTTTTTGTCAATGAGGTAATCGCGGCATCGTTGATACCTTGGTCACAAATAGCCCATAGTTTATTTTTTTCGAAGAAGAAGATCGCAGACTCAAACGAGTACTCGGTAGCAACCAAGTCTGGGTTGTCCATGATTTCTGGCTTCTTTAGATAATCAGCGAATGCCTTGTAGTTGTCTTTACCAGTCAACTGAAGAGCACCACGTCCACGATACTTCCAGCCATCGCCCGAAGCTTCGTTTCCATTACCCATACGATTCGCGTACACTCTGTTAGCAATCTTTTCTGGATTGCGCGCAGCTTTTGCTGCAGCCGCAGCGTCGAAGTATTTGCCGAAGATTTTGGTTAAGCCATCAGCTGAATAGTTTAGGTTTTCAGAGAATGCTTTGAAATTACCTGACTCATGGGCTGTCTGCGCGAAGAAGTGTGCTGCGCGGACTGGTGACATTTTATAGAAAGCCATCGCAGCTTTCAATGTTCCTGGACCGAATGCACCGTCTGCGGTGACGCCAATTTTCTTTTGTAATGCAACTAAGCTCATGATTGCTCCTTGTTATGTTATTTAATAATAAAGGGTTAAACCACTTCATGCTATTTATAAATAGGATGCCTATGAGAGAGAACGTATGAGCTACGATGTCATATTCAAAATTATCGCTGAGGTAGGGTTTCCTATCGCTGCAGCTATGGCTGCTGGCGTGTTTGTCTATTTCGTAATTAAGTTCATATTGACTGGGGTTGTAAAACAGATCCAAGGGTTGCAGGGTATAATCATCGCATTAGATAATCGTGTGAAAACCATGAATCATGATATTATTCGTGTGGACGCGGTCGTTAGTTCTGCGCTAGGTCTTAGACCAGACTTAGATAGAATCGCAAGAGCAGATGGAAAAAACGATGCAAGGAGAGACTAATGTCAACTGCACTACTAGAAGACTTAATTATTATGGTGCATGATTATGCTAGGATTATGGAAAAAGAAGAAGGATTTACAACTGAGAGTATGTTCCTAAGAAGAACAGCTGATACACTTAGCAATATGGTATCAGATAAGAAATACATAGCTGCGATTAGAGAAACAAAATGAATCCAGATGTAGTAATTGAGTTGGTCAAACAATATGGCTTTCCTATCGTCGCAGCTGTCGGCATGGGATATTTTGTGTATTTCATTTACAGCTTTGTTACAAAAGAATTAACACCGTTGATTGGACAAACCAGCGGTATTTTAATTGCATTGATTGACCGAATTCGTATGTTAGATAATGACTTGATTAGATTGCAACAAAAAGTCAGCGTTGTCCTACAAATGAAAGAGGAAGAAAAACATGCGAATAAGCATAAGTCTAAGTCTGATAAAAATACTGACACTTGAATTTTTGTTAGAGACTGATGGAAAGAAAAAGCAAGAGGAGAAAGCTGATGAAGAAGCTCCTACTGCTTAGTCTGTTACCTCTCAGCGTTTCAGCTGGCGATATAACCTTTCAATTCAAAAGCCCATCCTTCAACGGACAGGGTACATCATCACATTATCTAACGATTGAGAATCAAGAGACCAGTCGCAAAGAAGCGATCGCCAAGAAATTAGAAGATGAGCTAAAAGCTGCCATCGCAGCGGAAAACAACTCAACTGTGAACCGATTCTTGAAAAACGTAGAGTCAAGAATATACGCTGAATTATCAAGACAGCTTGTAACTAATTTATTTGCTGAAGGTGCAACTGGTTCTGGTTCACTTAACCTACAAGGATACAATATCAACTATCAATCGACGGTTGATGAAAACGGAGCAGAAGTATTAAAACTTATCATAACTAATTTAACGGATCCCACAGATGTTACGAGTGTTACTATACCTATTAGCGGTTTCTGTTGCTTCGGTTAATTTAACTGGTTGCTATACACTACACGCTGCTGGCGGAAAAGTAGTAGAGACATCAGAAAAGTATAACGGATTACATATACAGAAAGTGAAAATCTATCTTCGTTTTCAACTGCTGTCACACAAGCGCCAGAGGTGTTTCTAATTCGTGCGCTTCGTGGTGCTGGCTACGGAGAAGTGTTTCAGGTAGTAGAGCGCAAAGGATTAGAAAATCTTTCCAAAGAAAGACAACTAATTAAATCTACTCGCGAATCATACGAGGGCGAAGGTATAAATAAGCTGCCACCACTTCTCTTTGCTGGTTTAATCATAGAGGGTGGAGTTGTTGGTTATGATACTAACACGATGACAGGCGGTGCTGGTGCAAGATACTTGGGTATCGGTGCATCCAAACGCTATGTCAAAGATACAGTTACAGTTTCACTTCGTTTGGTTTCGGTTGCGACAGGCGAAGTTCTTATAGATGTTATTTCAACTAAGACAATTCTGTCGGTAGGATACTCGCAGGATGTGTTTCGTTTCGTAGAAGCAGGAACGGCACTCGTTGAGGTTGAAAACGGAACAGCTCAAAACGAGTCTGTAAACATCGCAACGCAAAAAGCAATAGAAGAAGCAGTGTTACAACTTATCAAAGACGGTAAGGCGAAAGGATACTGGCAATTCAAATAAAAGGAAAAGTAAATGAAGAACGCCATCTTCTTTGTTATGCTTTTGATGACAGGTACAGTATTAGGTCAGGCTACAGACAATCAGATTTATATCAATCAGGTTGGTCAACAAGCAACTATCGTCATGGAACAAACTGGTGAAAATAACACCATAGGTTCTGATGACGGTCAAACACCGTTTTACTTTAACGGCGACCAACAAGATATTACCATAACACAAACTGGTAATAACAACTCGCTATATGGTTGGTTATATGGCAACGGTATCCTAGCAAGCATTTTAGGATATGGCGATAATAACGAAATTA